GACTCAAGCAACAAGCTGAGTTAAAATTAATTGATTTACAAGCGAGGATGAATAAATGACAAGTTCAATCAACAGAAAAATACAAGAGCAAATAAAAGAAAATAAAATTCTTGAAAAACAAAAGGTAGCAAACGCTGAAGCTTTAATTAACAACATAGAAATACTTGAGCCAGAACCTGTGGTTGAGGTTGAAGTAGTTGTTGAAGAAGTGGTTAAAGAAAAAGCAAAAGCTAAAGCTAAACCAGTTGCAAAGAAAAAGAAAGTTGCAAAAAAGAAAAGTGTTTAATACACACAATTAATAACCAAGGAGCAAAAAAATGAAAGTGAAAACTTCACTAAATATAAAAGGTCAAGGAAGCATACCGCTGTCCCAGCCAAAGAAAGTCAAGGTAGAACCATTCAAACCGGGCAGTGGCAAAGGAAAAAGCAGAGGCAAGGGTGCTGCTTTAAGAGGTAATAACTTCAGTGGCGTATATTAGATAATGGACAAGTATGATTTTATTCATGCTCTCCGAAAAGATTTAAAAAGTAGAGAGGAGCAAGTTAACGAGATTGTCATGTCTGGCGGGGTAAAGGACATGGAAAATTATCAGTTTTTAATGGGAGAAATTTCCGCAATTTCATACATTCATGATAAGATAAAGGAACACTTACATCACGAAGGAGATATTGTCGATGAATAAGAAAACTTCAATTAAAAAAGAAGAAGATACGATTAGTTTAGAAGAGGCTTTTGTTAAAGAAAATGAAAGGGTATTAGACCCATCTTTGATTGATAAAAGCGTCCTCGAAAGAATGCCTCAACCAACTGGTTGGCGTATTTTGGTTTTACCCTATAGAGGCAAAGGCATTACCGAAGGTGGTATTTTGCTTACTAAAGGAACTATAGAAAAAGAAACCTTAGCAACTGTTGTTGCTTATGTGGTTGCCATGGGTCCAGACTGCTACCAAGATGCAAAGCGATTTAAAGATCAAAAGCATTGGTGCGAGAAAGGACAGTGGATACTCATAGGTAGATATGCAGGCTCAAGGTTTAAACTGGCGGATGATAGTGAGGTGAGAATCATCAACGATGATGAAGTCATTGCTACCATCCTTAACCCTGATGACATCGTTTCAGCATAGGAGAAAAATATGATAGACGAAACTAATAAAGAAATTCAGGTTCAACTTGATGACATACAAGAAAGCACAGAATCGATAGAGCTTCCTGTTGAAGATCAAGATGCCTCCGCTGACTCAGGCAGTGAGGATGAACTAGACAAATACACCCGTGGTGTAAGCAAAAGAATCAACAAGCTTAACGAAAGGGTTCGCATGGCTGAAGAAAGAGCTGCTCAAGCTGAAACTAAGTATTATTCACTTCAAGGTGAATACGCTACAGTTAAGAATAAAGCCAGCGTTCTGGACAAAAGTTACACGGATGAATACGAAAGCCGTGTTAAATCTCAAAGGCAACAAGCAGAAGACTTGTATAGAAAAGCAAGAGAGACCAACGACCCTGATCTTGAGCTAAAAAGTGTTGAGCTGTTAAACAAAGTGTCTCTTGAAGAAGAGAGGGTGCGTTTAGCAAAAATGCAACAACAACAGCAACAATTTCAAAATGAACAACTTGTTCAACAAAATGTTCCATACCAAAGAACTTCAGTGTATGATAAACCTAAGCCCGACTCTAAAGCGTTGGCTTGGGCAGCAGATAATACTTGGTTCCAAAAGGATAGAGTAAAAACATATACTGCTATGGGTATTCACGAAGACCTACAAAACGAAGGTTATGATGGTTCAAGTGAAGACTATTATGAAGAGTTGGACAAAAGATTAAAAACTGTTTACCCAAATTTGAGTGGACAGAAAGACAGCAAGGGAGCGAACTCATCTGTGCAGAGAGTAGCTTCAGCTTCCAATGGAAGCCGTCAAACAGCACAAGGGAAGAGAAGCGGAATTACGATTAGTCCTAACCATGCTTCTGTTAAAAGCAACTTAAAGCCTTACGGCATGAGTCAACAAGAATGGCTCAAGCGGGTAGGGAAAGAAATGATGAAGTTAGAAGGAGCTAAATAATGGATATAGACGCAATCAACGAAGTAACCCGTACATCTCGTGACGAAGAGCAACACGATAAAACTGCTAGAAGAAAGCCGTGGCAACCTGCAAGGATGCTCGAAACTCCGCCCCCACCAGAAGGTTATAAATACCGATGGATCAGGGCAGAGTATGTAGGAATAGAGGACAGAAACAATGTTTCTGCCCGAATGAGAGAAGGATGGGAATTTGTCCGACAAGACGAAATGCCTGATTTCCCTCTACCTACAATCGAACATGGACGACATGCAGGTGTCATTAGCGTAGGCGGTTTGATATTGGCGAAAATACCAACTGAAACTGTTAAAGAACGGAACGAACATTACAAGAACAGAAACGTTCAACAGAACCAAGCTCTTGATAATACAATGTTCAATGAAGTTTCGAACAATAACAAATATGTGAAGTATTCCTCCGATAGAAAATCTAATGTATCATTTGGAAAAAAAAGGTAGGTAAATAATGGCGAATAAAGACGCTTCATTTGGTCTGAAACCTGTAAGAATGATGGGTGGCTCACCCTATTCAGGTGGACAAAGCCGCTATAGAATAGCAGCAAACTACGGTACTTCAATTTTTCAAGGCGACATCGTGAAACAAGTCACAGGTGGAACCGTTGAAAGAGCTGCTCCAAGCAGTGCTGTACCTGTAGTTGGCGTATTCAATGGCTGTATGTACACAGACCCAACTAGTAAAGAGCAAATATTTAGCAACTATTATCCAGCAAGCACTAATGCTTCTGATTTAATTGCTTTTATCATTGACGACCCTGAAACGATATTTGAGGTCCAAGCAGACGCAGCTTTCCCAGTTGCTGATTTGTTCGGAAACTTTGATATTGTTGACACTAACTCAGGAAGCACCTATACAGGTATTTCTGGAGTAGAACTAGATGTCACAACAGGTGCGACAACAACCACTCTTCCTTTGAAGGCTATTGACATAAGTCAAGACCCTGATAACGAAGATGTAGCGAGTGCTAATACAAATGTATTATGCGTAATTCAAAATCATATCTGTGGTGTTAAATCCGCAGGTCTAGCATAAGGTAGGTGACAAATGGCTATAAGTAGATCGCAACTTGCGAAAGAACTAGAACCGGGTCTAAATGCCCTATTTGGACTAGAATATGACGAATACAACAGCGAGTATAAAGAACTTTATTCTATCGAAGACTCTGAAAGAGCTTTCGAAGAAGAAGTATTAGTTGTTGGATTTGGTGCTGCTCCTGTCAAGGAAGAGGGTGCGGGCGTTAACTTTGATAATGCTTCAGAAGGCTATACTGCAAGATATACACACGAAACTGTGGCTCTTGCTTTTGCGTTAACTGAAGAGGCTATCGAAGATAACCTGTATGATCAATTGGGTAGAAGGTATACAAAAGCCTTGGCTCGATCCATGCAACACACTAAAGAAGTAAAAGGTGCTAATGTATTAAACAATGCGTTTAATAGTAATTACGCTATCGGAGATGGTGTATCATTAATCAATACTGCTCATCCGCTTGCGGGTGGTGGTACTGCTGCTAACAGAGCAACAACAATGGCTGATCTTAACGAAACTTCTTTAGAAGATAACATAATTGATATCTCAACTTTTGTTGATGACAGAAATCTTACTATTGCTGTAAGACCTGACAAGTTAATTGTTCCACCTCAACTCGTATTTGTAGCCGATAGGCTTTTAAATACTCCGGGTAGAGTAGGAACTTCTGACAATGACATCAACTCAATTAGAAATCAATCTTCTGTACCTAACGGTTTCTCAGTAAACCATTATCTGAACGATCCTGATGCATATTTCATTATGACATCTGTGAACTCTGATGGTGAAGGTTTAAAAATGTTCCAAAGAACTGGAATGGAAACCACAATGGAACCTGAATTTTCAACAGGTAACATTAGATACAGAGCTAGAGAAAGATACTCATTTGGTGTCTCTAACTGGCGTGGTGTTTTCGGATCACAAGGAGCTTAATAGTTCTAAAAATCCTAAAGGGAGCTTCGGCTCCCTTTTTTTATGTTAAAATTTTGTTATGAGATATTACATAGAAATAATTATTAAAGCCAAAAGTTTGCTGGAGACAGCAGGCACAGTTTTTCTAAACGAGCAATTAAAAAACGATCAGAACAAAGAGACTTACGGTCACATCTTTAAAGCCTATCAAGAACTAGAAGAAGCCTTAAAAAAACTAACCAAGTAAATCTTGTTAGCTTGGCTCATAAAGAGTATAGTTAGTTAAACCGAGATAACTCGTTGCCCCAACTGACTCGGCAGACTTACTCCAAGATGGTGCAACAAATTTAGTTAGGAGAACCTTATGGCTAAATCAACTTTTTCAGGTCCAGTCAAATCATTGGCAGGATTTATTTCAGCAGGGGTTAACAGCTCTGTTTCTTTAACCGCAGATACTACTTTAACAGTAGATGCACACGCAGGAAAAATCTTGTTGTGTAATGATGCAGACGGTAAATTTACTTTACCTTCTATCTCATCAGCAACTCCAAGCGATCCTACAGACCCTAACCAAGCTAACAACATTGGTGCTTCTTTCTATTTTGTAATAGAAACAGCAGCTACTGATCTTGATATCTTGACTGACGGTACCGACAAATTTGAAGGTGCAGTAATGGTGGCTGTAGATGATGGCGCTAAGAAAGCTTTTGTTCCAGCAGCATCTAACGATGTTATGACTATGAATGGGTCAACTAAAGGTGGTATTGCAGGAAGTGTTGTACGAGTTACAGCTATCGATGCAGCTACATACTTAGTTCACGATTCATTGCTAATTGGTTCAGGAACTATAGTAACTCCATTCGCTGACGCTTAATTTTAGGAGCTTAATATGGCAGGTAGAATTGTAGGCTCAGATGTAAAAACAGCTACGACTGACTCCGCCGCTACAGGCGGAGCTGTCTTACAAGCAGGTAGATCAAGATTAAGGGGTTATATTATTGCTGGAGGAACTTCAGACGGTACTGTAACTTTTAGAAATGGATCTGTAACTGGAGACACTTTATTAATTGCACCATGCAACGCTAATGATACAGAAACTTTAAACATTCCAGATTCTGGGGTTTTGTTTGATGAAGGCATTCACGTTGTATTAAGCAATATAGATAGAGTTACAGTATTTAATTCTTAAATGGCAACGCCAAGAAAGGGTAAAGCAAAAGTAAAAATAACCGCCTCTGGTAAAAGAGTTAGCTACGGCCAAGCTGGTAGCGCTACAGGCGGTGGCCCAAGAGTTAAGCCAGGAACATCTAAGGGTGATTCATATTGCGCTAGAAGTCTTGGTATAAAGAAAAGACTATCTAAGAAAAAACAAAACGACCCTAACACTCCCAACAATCTATCAAGAAAAAGATGGAAATGTG